ACATGCTCGTAGACCATCTCATCAATATCCCGGTGAAAGTGAAAGAATGGACTTAACTCGTATCGGTGTAAGAGAAGATGTAAACAATCCTAACAAAGACCCTGCGAGCGCACATGTAAACGCTGATTTTGCCGCTACAGGTTCTACCCACGACCCTGCTCCATTTTGGTCTGTAGAACACGCCACTACATCTCAAGATAGAGGTAGCCACATGGGTTATCTTAGAGCGCATATTGGTAGAGTTGTAGAGGATATTAACGGTGTTGAAGGTTTTACTGTAGTTATACATTCTACTGTACCCGGTGCTAGTGGTCGTAATTTCTGTGCTTGGTTAGATAACAGTAAGGGTCAATCACCATATCAACCACAATTCTTAGTAGGTCATGGTGGCCGATTTAGAAACTTTTGGTGTCAGCAAGATGAAGTAATGGGTGAAAATATGCACCCTGCACCTATGCCTCTTAACAAACATGGTAGGCCGTTTGCACCTATTACTACGCTTAGAGAAATGGTAAAGTCGGAAAATAGTATTGATGATGTAAAAAGTAATCACGACTATATTTCAAGATTAAATGATGATGATAAAACAAGAGTCTTATCTTCTCATATCGGTAGTGGTGGTTTTAGTAATACAATATTTGATGAATCATTTGAAGCACAAAGTCAATCTTTAACTCTTGTAGAAGGACTTAGAGTAGGTACAAGACCTGTAGGTAGAATTAACTTTGGTGGTTTAGTTGCTACAGGTATACCCGGTTTCTCACCTATCGTGGGGCAGTTTGGTTGTGGTGCAAAAGGTGATAATTCATTTGACAGTATTTATGGTAAAACTACTCATAGTTATGGTGGATATATAGACGGCTCTTTAATTAATGCAAGTAAGATAGGTGATTCTAATTTATATGGAGTTAAACTTACAGACCATAGAGGTAAATCGTATGGTGTAAGATATGTGTACAAGAAAATAGGAGATAACTTTACTAATGATAATACCTTAATTCCTAATTCTTTAGATAATGAAATAGGTATTTTCTTTGATGATAGAGATGTTTCACAAGGTGGATTTTCACTAGGAAATCATATAATAGGTAGTGGAGATACTACAGGACAAATAACCGATACATCAGTATTGTCTAAAGTAAATTACAAAGGCAACCGTTGGAGAGGTATATATGCGCCCGACTCTTTGATTAACGCATCTGTAAAATGGGAGTCTACAACAGATACTTTAACTGTTAAATTTTATGGTAATTCTATATACAATAATCAGTTTAGTGGTACAGGTTTTGAAAATATAGATGACATTTTGGGATATTTAGGATTTCCAAAAGAAAACGGAGTTATACAACTTAACGATACATTTACCGGCACTACTGCTAAAGGTAGTTTAGGTAATACATTATCATATACAAGTCGTACACAAGAAGATGCTCATTCATCAAGAACACATGTGTTTTATGGGGTTAAAGGTAGTGCTTTTACTGCTTCTCATACAGTAGCGGCTACAGGTATAGTATCTACAAGTGCAGGTATAACC